ATAATATCTTGATAATATATTGATAATATCTAATAATATCTAGTAATATCTAATAATATCTAATAATATCTAATAATATCTAATAATATCTAATAATATCTAGTAATATCTAGTAAGTCCATATAAAATTACCACTACCACCATTAATCGAAAAAACATTAATACTTCTTGAATATATTATCAAATCAAAAGTTATATTCTCTTTTTTAATTGGATATGGTTTAGTTGCATTTTTATATTCAAATAATTTAAATAAATAGAGGTATTCATCTTTACTTTTTATATTACTATCAATAGTAATATTAAGATTTGTATTAATCATTTGATTATTATATGAACCCGCACTTACTATTTTTTCAGGAAATAACGAAAATGAATAACAATATATTCCTGTTCTTGGAATATTAGTATGATGTTGATAAGGTTGGATATTATTATAATAGTATGCACTTTCATCTGAGCGAATTATAGTACTCGCCCATCTAATTTCTGCTTTTTCTAATATTCCCATATTTTCATTATATATGTGTGATGCTGTATAATTATCATATATATTGAAATTATCTTCTAAATCAGGTCGACGCAATACCCATACTATCTCTTTAATATGATCATTTGACATTATATTTTGACTTGTTCCTGTATTTTTTCCAATAGATACTAATCCTGTTTCAGTTTTTTTCTTTACATAATCAACAACATATTTTACGATTGGTTCATTTAATGATTTATTTCTATGTTCACTCTCTAGTAATATATAGTTAACATCTAAATGACAATTTATATAATTTTCACTATTTGTAAAATTACTAATGTATATTTTTTTTTCATTTCCAGATAAGGAATTATAAAATGAAGGTGACACAAATAATTTATATGTGCTAGACCATACTTGATACAATTTTTCAATATTTCTTAATTCAATCTCTACTGTCAAAGTTTGAGTTTGCATTTTGTATAATGGTAATGCTAATGATGGATTCCGTGTAAACCAAAAATTTAATGGAACTTGCAATAATCTCCCGCGTATCGATGGATTATCTTTGTCATCTTTATTTGCTTTTGGATATGTTATATTATATAATTTATTATTTTTAATAGTATATATAGAACTATTATTATTCGGAACACATAAATCTGGCGTATTTCCTATTAATTTGTTATATTCAATACCATCTTTATTTGTTAGTTCATTCCATATATTCATCCAGTCTCCATATATTGTATCTATAGTTGTCCCATCGCCTTTTATAGAAGCGGATAAAATAATATTATGACCAATATTATTAATCCATCTAAATCTATGCTCGTCAGTAGAATATATGTCAGGTAAATTAAAGCAAAAATACATATTACTAATTAAATCACCATAACGTTTTATTTTAAACGTATATATTTTTGTGTTATTTGTATTTGTGCTTAGGTCCCATGTTTCCCCTCCTTCTCTGTCAATCTTTCGATTTTCCATAGAAAAATTAACATGTCTATTATATACGTATTTATAGTAATTGATACATGGATTAGCAATAATATACGAATCCATCTGTCCTTTCAAAACTAATTGCGTTAATCCTCCGCCCATATTAAGATATAATTATGATACTTTAATATTATCTTATATATTAATATTATATATTAGGTTTTATGTTCTATTATACTCACTCATATTTCTTTATAAATTTAAATATTTTATTGTAAGTTCTTTCTTCTTCAAATGATGCAATTATGTTTGGGGTTCCGGATGAATTTTCGACAACAATTATTGTAGGAAAACTTGAAATATTTAATTCATTAACACGGTCTAAGTTTTCACTTCTATTATATTTTTTAAGAGTTACATTTGCCCATGTAATATTATTTAATTGGTCCCATATACCCGAATCATTAAATTCTATACAATGGCCACACCCCTCCATATAATAATATTCAATACTATATTTTTTATTATCACTATTAAAAAATCCTTCTATTGTTTGCTTATTTGAAATTAATACAGCAAATATAAATATTATTGAAATTATAATAATATAATTTAACATTCCATTACCTTTTATCTTCCCTATTTTAAACATTTTATTCTAACATATTAATATATTATAATAATATTCATCCTATATTATATTATTCATAATTTCATAATTATTATAATATTTGTTAGAAATGTATTTTTTGATATCATCATTTTCATATGTAAATTTAATAAGTGTATAAAAGTCATTCATTTTATTTGATATTATATTACTTAAAAAATCTTCAAATAAATCAGATTTAATTAGGAGTATTCTATAATCTAACGCATCATAATTAATATTTGAAATAGTATTAATTACATACACGCTGAAGTCTTTATCTTCTAATAATTTTTTATACTCTATTACATCACCGTTGCATACAACTATTGTTCTATATATTAGATGCGTTTTATATATATTTTCGAGTTCATCGACAAAATTATTTTTAAACTCTAATTTCATATGTATATGATGATAATATATATTATATATCTTATATATAATATTATATATCTTATATATAATATTTATATATAAGATTATTAAATATATTTAGTATTATAATGGATGATAAAGTAATTAAAATACATCTATCTATTTTTCTAAATAGATATAATAATATAAAAGCTCCAGATAATATTATTAATAAAGCAGAACAACTAAGAAAAATATGCAGTTGTTTTAATTCATTATATGACCCTAAAATGATATGGGAAAAAAAGTTATTTAATAAAAGAGACAAACCAACACTTAATTGCGCTAATATAAATAAAGGCAAAGTTCATATTATTATTCCAGATTTCTCAGATATTTCAAACACGAAGAGGACATTAGTTGGATATTTAAATAAATTAACTGTAAAAAATAAAGAAATAATTTATGAAAAAATTAGAGAGGTTATAGTCACCAATTTGCCAGACGAGGTATTTTTCATTATATGGTCATATATTAAATGTTCTACAAGTGATATTTATATATATATTAAATTACTAGATTACTTTGATAATGATTATTTAAATAATATGGTTGATAAATTATGGAAGAGTTATCTAAATGATAAAGAATGGTTACCTCCAAAATATATATATGATAATAATTTACTATTATTAAATAATGAATATGAACTGTATTGCGACTATATTAAATGGAAGCGAGGGATACATAATTTAAATATTATGTGGATAAAATATAAAAGTGATGAGATTCCGTTGTTATTAAATGACATATTTGATAATATGGTTGAATGTATCAGTAACCCAAATATACATAAATACATTATAGACATTTTTATGGAACAAATATTAAAAATATTAAATAATCGCAAGGATGTGTCAATAATAAATAAAATAAAGTCGCTTGATATTAAAAATTTTGATAGTTCGACAAAATTTTTAATATATAATATTATAGAAAAATAAATAATTTCTATTATTATAGTATAGAGAATAATGAAAGAGTCCGACACAACTTTATCTTTTTATAGTAGTATATTCATACAATTAATATTTGTATTATTACTTGTAATAATTTGGAGTTATATATATAAATTAGAAAATATTGGTTGTGAGTGTGCAGATCATAGCAACCGCGAGTTCATAAAGAATTTTACTGTAATCGCATTAGTATATTTCTTAATTACTGCGTTTGTATCGATTAAATCGATTGCTAAAAATATGGGCAATACAATTGTGCAATTACTAGCATTTGGAACATTTATATTCTTCCTAACATTTGTTGTATACATATATTACGCATTTGATTACGTTAAATATTTAATGAATGAGAAATGTAAATGTTCTGAAGATTTACGACGTGATATTATTGCAATAGGGACTATGATATCTCTGTTTTTATTCATAATATTATTATTTACTATAATAATAATCCCTATACTAATAAGCACATTAACTAATTTATTTTCAAAAATTCAAGATTTTGAAAGCGAAGTTGAAGAAGTTATTAAAAATCCCGTAAAATCAATCAGATCTTCACCTGGAAGATTATTTAAATCAACTAAGGACATCGGTTCATTTGTTAAGAATACCGCATCTAAATTAACAAATGGGAAAAAGAGACGCTAAATATAAAAATATATAATTATATCTATTTATTATTTTTAATATATAATATTAATCATTATATATATTCTATCTAAATCTCGCTATCATCTATGACAATTTCCTTAATGTAAGGTGCGAGAATTTCATCTACAATTAAGTCAGGTTTAAATTCATCATAACTCATAAATATTTTTAGAAGTTGTTCGGAAAATCCTGAAATCATTGCAGTTCCCTCTGTTTTACAATTAACCGGAAAAGATTCTTTATGCGCCGAATTAAGGTTCCAGAATATAAACTTCGGTGGTGTATAACCTTCCGCTTTAAACTTTTTAACAATAGTTTTATATACTGTTTCGACGCATTTATTTTCCCTATCTACATTCGCTTCGTCAAACTGCATATCTGTGAAGATAAATAATTTTTTAGGCATATCTTCATCTTTAATATTATTATCTAGACCATATTTAATAATACTTTCGCAACATTTAACAAAATCTGTATTATAGCCATATTCAACAACATCTATTAATGATTTAAAGCAGGTATATAGAGAAGGTTCAATACCTTTTTCAGTATATTCTTTATACAATTCGTCTGGAATAAGAGAAACTAATTCAGGTTTATCGCTGAATGTAATAAATTTATTCTTAAACATTCCATTACAACACTGTGAAGTAATAATGCCAAGCGAAATTGCTACTTGTGCTGGGATGCTTCCGTTGCTTGCAGAAAACATAGACCCAGACAAATCAATAACTGCCAAAGAATTTCCTAGAATGCCACTATTTTTAACATTGTCAACAATAGTTCTCCATTGTAGTTCTATAGTTTCATTCTCTGTATATTCATCTTGAGTATCACGAAGATTAACATAATAATTCGCTAGTTCATGCGGGAGAATACCAGTAACATTAATCTTTGCAGTCCCATCTCTTACTTTTAATAAATAATCAGAATATCTGTCGCCATCATGAATATTGAATGCTTTATGTAATCTTCTAGATGCAACACCTGGAACGCATTCATAATTAATCTTGCCCCATTCATTATTACACATCAGTTTCTCTACAATATTAATCTTTTTTCTAAGAGGCGCAATATATTCCTTTCTATATTTTTCCATTTTTTTATTATCATCTTTTCCATAAAGGATTGATGCAAGTTTCTTAGCAAAATGTTTGCGCGAATCATTCCTATCATTTTCGCTTGGCGCCCATTTAGCACATAGAGAGATATTATGAAGTTCATTCTCGCTATTTAAGTCTGCAATATCATCACGCAATTTGTCAGCAAACAAGGTTAATTCATAATTTTTACCGATCATTCCATTTCCACTATTCTCGTAACAAATATAAAGCAAATCCTTCCATCTCCCATATTTATTAACATATGTAAGAATATTGCTCATATATGTATATGGTTTATTATCTCTTAACCATAACATACCCTGGTTAGATACTGTTTTCTCTTTCTTTCCTGTCAACCTATCGCGTCCATTAAAAATAACAGCGACTGTTTTTACAGGACTAATATTCCAACACCTTTCAATATATTGAAATTGTTGCGCCTTTGTAAGATTTCTTGTATACATCATAAAATAGTCGGTAATAGAATTTCCAGTTGTATCAAGAGCAATTCCTCCATTTTCGGTGCACGCGTATTTAGGAATGGTAGTTTGTTCAGTATCCATGATTATATCTTAATACTTTGTATTATTTAATATTACACTAAATAAATCTATCATTTTTTATATAAAATATATTATAAATATAATAATATAAATGTTTTATTTACCCTGGAAATCTCAAAAATCAAGAGTTCTTAATTGTAAATTGAACGATGATGAGCACTACCCGCTTAATAGTATTAGAGAATGGGTAATTAATCAAGAACCATCTATTAATACATCAACACATTGGTGGTGTAAAGATTTACCTCCAAATATAAATGAATTATTTAGTAATATTTCAAACAATAAAAAAATAAAGAGTATGTTTAAAACATTATATGGGAATGATTATACCGTTGATATTTTACATGATATGAACGAGATTTATGTATCCCCTCCTTCAAATAATAATAAAAATTTTAAAAAAAATGCTTCAGATAATATTTTTTATACTAGGCATATTGATGGACCTTTCTTTTATATTCCGTTTGCTTCCTGCTATAGAGTTATTGTCGGATTAGATGATAATAGAGATATAATGACAGTATTTAATATAATACCTGAAACATATATAATAAAAGCTGGAGATGTTGTTGGATTTGATTTTAATAGAGAATGTCATTATATAACACCAATTATTAGATATTGTGAAGATAAAAATGATACAATAAATGAAGCAAATAGTAAAAAATATCGTGTAATTCTAAAAATACATTATTGTATATATCCTAATTGTGCATTTGTGTTTGGATTTATTCTTAGCAAACTTTCAATAATGTATAATAAATTATTTAGAGACTTCTTTTTATTTACTTTGAAACCTCAAAATAGATTTATAAAATATTTAGCGAACATTATGATAATATCTACAAAGGTATATCATGATATTGAATATTATATAGGTAATAATAATATTCAATTTATAATTATATTATATTATGTATCTATTAACATAAATTATTATATATTCTTATTTTGCAGTTCATTTATACATTATTTAAGATGGATAGATACATCTGAAAATAATATTGAAAAAAACATACTATTTAAAAGGGATTATTATTTATATAAATTCATTTATATGCTTCAATTTATACATATGTATCTTTCATATAAGACAGATACCCCAATTTTATATACTTCCATTATAGTTCCAGTAATATTTACATCATATATTTCGAAATATACAGATATTATACCAAAAATTATTGAAATATACTTAATATTTGATATGTTAAATAATATTGACTTAAAATACTTAGAATATATATATATATACATCAATATAATGTTAAAATGGATTCAGTTATGCAAACCAATATATTTGTAAATATATAAATATTATAGACGTTATAGACAATAAAATTTTGTTGACGGTTTTGCAACATATATATGGATATTATAATCATATTACAATTGTAAATAATCGAATGCAAGTTTACACCCTTGAAGATATAAATAATTTAAATTATTATATCTTATTAGGATACCATACAATTACTGATTAAATGGATACATTCTATTTTTACATATATTTATTGCTTATTTTTACAGCGACAATAACTTTAACAATACTAAAATGTATATTTAATATACATACACTAGATATATTCTTTTACCCAAATAATGCAAATAATATTATTGAAAATAAAGTGTATTTATTAACTCATATTTTAGTTAACTTTTTACTCGGATTTATATTTGGATTTGATATTATCTTGGGAATGTTTATAAAAATAATAATATTTGAAGTATATCTTCATATAACAGAGCACTGTGACATTTTCTATGTATCTAAAATTTCAAATTTAATAGTAATAGTTTTAATATCATTAATAAGTTATACCTTCGGGAGTGTAATTAACAAAGCATTATCTAAATTATAAAAAATATATACACATATATATTACATACTATACATCCTTACATTCCTCCCTTTTACATATTCATTTTGTCACTTATTATTTCATTTATATTTTTAGAATATAAATTAAAGTTAATTATATTTCTCAAAGGGCATTTGAACTCAAAACTGTCTGTCCCGATAACTCCATCTTTTTTACTAGTTTCTAGTTGTGTTTCAAAGTATTTAAATAGGCATTTATCGTGAGCAATATTAGAGCATATCTTTTCAGTTTTTGTCGAATTATCAATATATACTTTCACAAGTCTATCATTATTTTTAAAATTAGAAAGGCAAATGCAACAATTATTATTACAATTTTTCTTATGTTCGCAAATCAAGAATGGAAGATTTGTGATATTCCATTTAAAGTTTCTAAATATCATCTTATTAATACGCTGAAATACCTTCATATTAAAATTATAATCACCGCATGTAAAATTATTGCGGTAATTCTTCATGCAAAACTGAGTTTTAAACTCCACAATATCATTCATAATAATACTTGAGATTTTCTGTTTTTGTAGAATGCTCATCGTGTCGATGATAGTTCCGGTATTATTAGACATAATAATACCTTGCTTATTCAAGATAAATACATTTGAAAGAAAGTCTAATTTGTTAAAAGGAGGCAGTATCTTTGAATTTATAGGTATTATTATGTCAAAGTCGAAAGACAATTTGATGCCACTATGCACATAGGGAATTCTCCCTATCATAATCTTATAGTTAATTTTTTTGTGCATTTTGATTGGTAAATTAAAATAGCAGTTATTATCAGTTACTGTCAAGTCAGATGAAGAAACGTTCTCATAACCTACTTCGTTATTAAATTCATTCTGCAATGCGATAAGAAAGTTAGAAACATCTTCTTCTGTATACATACAAATATCCATATCTTGAGCAACAATAGCGCGTGCGGCAGTTTCAGGTTGGTAGAATTTATTCCAAAACTTATGAATATCGTATTGATTACGACTATTATATATATTCTTATAGTGGTCGCTAATAATCAAGTCTCTAACATACCCACCAAAGATAATACCATTATTTTCAAATACACTTTTCTTGATTTTTTCGAACAATATATATTTAATACGGTCAGGGGTGAAGTTAATTTTGACAAATTCCATAGTAATACTCGAAAGTTCTAAAAGAACTTTATATACTTCCTTTGCTCAAACAAATTCAAAACGAGAGGTTCGCGGATTTTTCACGAGTGCTGTTGGCAATCAATTAATGCACTGGTTCTTAATTATAATTTTAAGATATTTAATCAATTTTTATAATTATCATAAAAAAATAATACAAATATATTCTAATTCATACTAAGCAATTTAATTATCTAAATTATCCAATATCATTCTCTATTTTTGCACGCGAATATGCATACATTACTTTTTCTGCAGTATCAATAGGGAGAATATAATCTTTAGCACCATAGAACTCAGGATTTTTACGCGAACTTCTATTAACTAATGTTCTAAGCGCATTTATATCATGTAGTTCATATTGAAGGCGAAAAGAATTATTGTTATTATCTGTAAATATAAAAAATATTGACGGTTTAACCTTATTTATACCGTCCGGTATATAGAAACTATTAGGATATTTAAAAGATATATCAAAAATACCTGAACTATCTATAGTATGGATGTTTGGTGTATTCTCAAATGCTATTTCGTAATTTGGGAAAGGAAGACCTGAACCCGAGTAATTACTCATTCTATCTATGGGGTTTGGTGCAATTATTATTACATTATTATATATAACTTTATTTTTTAATGAACCCTTTATATTTATTAAAGAATAATCCTTACTATAAACAACATTAAAATTAGTATATTCATCACTAAATATCATTTTAAAATTAAAAATTATATATCTCTATATTTTAGATATGTTTTATTTTCCTATTATCGAATCTAAATAATATTTTAGATATAATAAAAAATAATATATATTAAATACTTTCGTCGTCTTCATCTTCGCTATTAAAGACATAAATATTATTATTATTATAATCTTCCTTTTTCTTTTTACATTCTTCTTCAGAAGCATCATCAAAAATTATATTAGCATCATTTACATTATTAGAGGTATAAATATTAACCCGATTATAAGCATTAATCAAAGTATCAGAAATTTCTTTATTAATAATAAGAATCTTGCATTGTTCTGCATTATATTTATGAACAATATCAACTTTATCTGTTTGATAATCTCTTATAGATACAGCGATGATGTCTCCTGACTCGATTAATATCCTTTTATTAAAACGTCTCATAGAACCTCTTATTACACCAACAGCCTCTTTACCGTTATCGCATAAAACAAGAACCCTACAATTCCCTAATAACTTAATTACATACGCATATACTTCGTGTTCACTATTTATATCATAATTATTATTAGACACTTTATTAAATTGACTTTTTTTTTTCTTATTTCGAATGCTTGTTTGGTACATTCAAGTATTTATATATATATTCTTATTTAGTCTTATATTATTTATTTTTTATCATTATATTTATATTTTTCTATTGAGCGAAGATATATATTTCTTCTATATTTATTGTGGATAATAGACTTATATTTATCGCAATGAACAGGTTTATTGTTAATATCATCAATAATTGAAGTGTATGACGTATAAACTGTAGTATTGTATAGAATTCTTAGTTCTGGTACGCTATAACATTTCATAATAGGAGTTCTATCAATACGGGAATTCACTCCATTTGTATAATTTCGATAATTTAATGTTATTATGAGGTAAGCAATAAAACGTGCGTTCATAATTTTATTATTTATTTATAAAATAATCTATCAATTTTTATATAATAAATTATTTTATATTATTTATGTTATATATAGAGTTATATCTTTTATTTTGCTAATGAATTTATCGCCTGTAAAAATAAAAGAGACAAAAAAAAGTATATGCGCGAGAATTCTAACGCCAAAGCAAGTGGGTCCCATTTGCTGGTTTATGGCTACCTTTGTTGCTATGTTTTATAGTCAACGTAGTAGAAAATTACTACTTGAAGCATCTAATAGTTGGAATAATAAGAAGGCGCTATTTGCGTCATTAAAGCATGTGCTTGACGATAAATACTTGAAGACGGTTGATGGTAGAGATAGCGAAGATTATAAGAAGTTTAGTGATGATACCTTTCTAAAAATACTTACATACTTAAATATGGAAAATAGCAAAGTATTCCCTTATGACCCTAAGAAGGTATCAGAAGGATTTGTTCCACTGTATTACATAGGCAAACTGTATAAACTATTAAACTTAGATTATAAGATTTTTGATTATTATATTCAAGATGGTACCTTGTCATACTCTTTCTTGAACGAGGAATATGATTGGTTAAAATATACAATTGTAAAGAGGAAGATAGATATTAGTATCAATATAGATAATGTTTTTAAGGACAATACGAGAAGAGACAACTATGTAGATAATAACTATGCGCCACCTATATTGATTGTGAATGTTTCTGAAAGTTCGGGAGACAGTTCGTTTTACAAGGTGAAAGAAGGTGTCACCAAGGATAGTCTAAAGTCTATGAGCGAACAAATATTTTATAATGGCAAGGAATATAATTTAGATTCAGTAATCTTGGCAAATTGGAACATAAAAAAGACCGGACACGCAATCGCCGGTATCACTTGTAAAAAAGGCAAGTATGTCTATAATGGCTGGACGAGAACAAGCATGGACCCAGTAATGGCAAAAAATATAACAAGAAATATTCCTTGTGAACTTATGAAGTATGATTGGAACATCATAAAAAACAACGACTTTTGTCTAAACACTAGGAAATGTATCCCTGAATTATTAAAAAGGAAATTAAAAGTTACAGATCTCTGCTTTAATTTTAGCAAAGGAGGAAGGCAACTAGTATATGTATGTAAAGATGCTAATAAGGAAACATCGATTGATAGTGCAACTAAGTCTGCTAATGCTTCAAAATCTCCTAAGAAGGTTCCAAAGGTTCCAAAGGTTCCTAAGGTTCCAAAGGTTCCTAAGGTTCCTAAGTCTCCCAAGGTTCCTAAGGTTCCTAAGGTATGTCCTGAAGGAAAGGTATTAAATCCTAAGACTGGACGTTGTATATTGATAAAGAATATTAAAGATGTTGCTAATAAATCACCAAAGAAATGTCCCGAAGGTAAAGTATTAAATCTGAAGACAAACCGTTGTATATTGATAAAGAATGCTAAGGCAGTCGCTAATAAGTCACTAAAGTCTCCCAAGGTATGTCCTGAAGGAAAGGTATTAAATCCTAAAACAGGTCGTTGTATATTGATAAGGAATATTAAAGATGTTGCTAATAAATCACCAAAGAAATGTCCTGAAGGCAAAGTATTAAATCCTAAAACAGGTCGTTGTATATTGATAAAAAAAAAGGGTAAGTAATACTACTAAATTGTGTTTTGCAATTATTACATACTTAACTTTTAATATTATATTAATATAGAATATCATTAAATGAGTAAAAAAATTAATGAAGCACTATGCATTCGTAATACTGGAACATGGGCAAAAGTTAAACCTGAACACAAGTTTGATTCAGTAAAGTTTGATAAAGAGACAGTATTGAATGATATCACAAAACTATCACCTAAAATAGAAGAATTGATTAAAAAGATTAATGAACTTGATGCACATGACATGGCGAATGATAATAAATATTATAAACACATCATATACAGTGATGTTGCGGGGGTTTATGGTGCTAAAATGGTTGCATCATCTTTAATTGCGAATGATTTTTCTCTTGTATATTCAAACAAATTTGCTTTAAGACAGGATATTGTAGATAAAAATAAAACATTTGGACTTTTAACAACTTCAACAGTGTTTAAAAAACCTCTAACAACAGGATTAAAAAAGAAGATGATGACGTATATGAATACGCGACCATCAAATATTAATGGTGAAAATATGCGAATAATAATATTAGATTCGGGATATAAGGAAGGTTTAGATGTTTTTGATGTTAAATATATGCATATTTTAGAACCTTTAGTTACAAAGGCAGAACATACTCAGGTTGTTGGAAGAGGAACTCGATATTGCGGTCAGTCTGGATTACCATTTATACCTAATGTAGGATGGGCACTTAATATTTATAGATATAATATAAAGTATGACAACGATATAACAGTTCATGATTTATATCTTAAACATAGCAATAAAAATATAAGCGCATTTAATTTTACAGTCGATATTGAAGCAATAATGATTGCATCGGCGGTGGATACACCTCTTACAGAAAATTTGCATATGCTGAGAGAAAAGAATAATCGCTTCTATGATTTATTGATGATTAAGAATAATAAAAGTGATAAACCAAAACGTAACGATTATATTCAAGTAGTTAATAATATTCGTGGAAAAATATATAATAATGATGATTTAATAGATTGTAAGAAAAAATGCCATGGCGTTCTTGAAGATTTTCCTTCTGCAAATGCACTGCTAATAATTGCAGTTGTATTTATAATTGAAAAGGTCGATAAACGGTTTGATAATATAAATGTTGTAAATAAAAAAAATTATTTTGGAAATATTAAAAATAAAGTTAATAATATTAAAGACAGTGACTTAATTACATATTTAAATAATAAGAACCCAAAACCTTTATTATGCAATATTATAGACAAAAATCAAAATTTTTGCGATGCAATTAATAAATTATGGATGAATCCCATTAATTTTCTTAAATTATATGGAGACAATATTATTGATAAATTAAACCACTATAAAAAGGAAAATATTATTAATGACAAAAACTATGCTGATGCGATGAGATTTATTACAGATTATAAAAACAAATTAATAAATAAAAAACCAGTATTAGAACCTGAACCTCCAAAAACTAAATTAAGTAATATCGAATTATATAAATATGTTGAGAAACATTTTGCTCCTTATAAATGGAATAATATAGATATTGAAAATAAATGCGTTATTACAGAGGATGATATAGAAAAAGAGAAAGATAAAAAAGAATATAAACTTGTTATATTTTCTAATACGCAAAACTTTGTCCAAAAGTTTTTAACACCTCAATCGCCTTACAAAGGTATGTTATTATATCATAGCGTCGGTTCGGGTAAAACATGCACCGCTATTTCAACAGCAACAAATACTTTTGATAGAGAAGGATACAAGATATTATGGGTAACGCGGCATACATTAAAGGAGGATATCTGGAAAAATATGTTTGATAATATTTGTAATATAATAATTCAAGAACGCTTAAAAAATGGCGAAATATTACCATCAACTAAGGCAAAACGCATGGAGTTTTTAGGAAAAAATTGGTTACAACCCATATCTTATAAGCAATTTACTAATTTAATTAAGGGTAAAAATAAATATTATAAGGAAATGGTTGCATTAAATGGAGTCCAAGACCCATTCAGAAAAACACTAATAATAGTTGATGAAATACATAAAATATATAGTTCTTCTTTATCAGCATTAGAAAAACCGAATCCAGAAGTTCTTCAAAATATGATACAAAACTCATATAATGTTTCGGGTAAAGATTCGCTTAAATTATTACTTATGACGGCTACGCCTATAACTGATGACCCGATGAGTTCTGTAAAAATACTTAATTTATTATTAGAAAATAATGATAGATTTTCAGAAGAATTTGAAACATTTAAGACTACATTATGTAATGAAAATGGATTATTTACAGATAAAGGGTCTCGTGAATTTATGGATAAAGTTACAGGATTGATAAGTTATATTGATAGAACAAATGACCGTAGTCAATTTGCATATCCTATAATAAATGATATATTGATTGATGTTAATAGACAGCATAATAATAACTATGGGTTAAGTGAACTTAATAAAAATATTGATGAGAATGAGAATATATTGAATGACAAAAATTTAAATAAGGATGAAATAAAAGAAATTAAAAAAATATTAAAAAAGATGAAGAAAGATAAAAAACTTGCTAATAAATTGAATGATGAACCAAAAGATGTTATAGATTTTATAAATAGTTGCTTTGTAAAGAAGCAAACTATAAAAACCCCGCGTGTTAAGAAGGGAAAAAGCAACACATGAAGAAATTATAGGTTTGTCTAATTGTTGCGCGCGTTTTAATGAATATAAGAATTATAGAAAAATATATATAGATATGTATATATTATATTCAGTAGTAATATCAACACTAATCTTCACCGTCTATCAATATATTGATAGTTTAAATCGGGATAATAATGTGCAACCTTACGATATTAATAGAGATTTATTCACAATAAATAATATTATGATATATATGTTAATAGTATCAGTAGTATTCTTTATAATTTATATGGCATTTAGCGATGACGTTGATATATTTTCATCTATTGGAGTATTTGATAATGACAATAATTCATATGAAATTAAAAAAAATAATGTAAATCCTAGTATTTTTAGAAATACTACATTCCCTATGAAAATGGGATTTGAACCTTACAATAGCGGAGGTTCTAAAAGTAATTCAGGTTCAGACCAATCATCTGTCGCGTCATCTGAATGTTCTGGAGAGAGCGAATAATTAATTACTATTTTTTAACAAGTTTTGGGTCAACTTTAAGAACTGTCAAAATGCGCTTATATAATAAAGGTGAAAAGTTTGTAACAGAACAATTTTCATACTCTTTAATAATTTTTTCTTGAATTCCTAACATACGCGCAAGTTCTGTTTGATTTAAACCAAGAGCATTTCTCGCTCTTGAAATTGCTTGTGCTTGTTCAAGTTTGATTTTATTTAACGCAGGTATATCATCGTTATTTAATCTCTTAAATTCTTTATTACCCATAGGTTTTTCAGTTGTATGATATGCTTCCTTTTTTTGTGCATTTATATTATTTTTACTCCTAATAACGACAGGTTCCCAATCTTGATAGGACGAATTCATAATATATATATATAATTATTATATTTTTATATATAATTTTATTTATAATATTGAACTATAAAAATTGTAATATTGCTATTATCAAAGAAATATTAATATGTGTAATCAAAATTTTCATCTATTATTTCATTTATTAAAATATCATCCTTCTTTAATGAAAAACAATTTGAGTGAAATTTAAAATCATCATATACATTATCCCAATATTCATCATTTACTCTGAATAATTTTTTTGTCCCAATTCTATAAGTATCAAAACCATTTTTTGATAAAAAATCCACTATATCTTTCATCGGGTATTTTATTCCCGGACCTCTAAAATCATCTAAACAATCAGAGCATTCAAATATAATATATTTTGTTTTTGGTAAATATTTTTCAAGACCTTTAATTACATTACCATCATGACCTTCTGTATCTATTTTTATAAATTTAATAATAAAATTTTCACCATTAAATTCTTTGTCTAAAATATCATCTAATTTTTTTACATCAACATCACATATTTTTTCTCCGTTGTTTCTTAGTCCGGCGACTTGATTCCCAGCATTATTAGTAATATTTTTGTAATTATAAAAAGATGCAATTTCATTTACATTTGATAAACAATTTTTAAATAATTTCAAATTTTCATATTGATTTATAATTGGTTCCAATACTAAAATATTTACTGGATTAGGTTCGAAACAAAATATAATACTATTTTCTTCCTTACAAATATCTTTCATATGTTGAATATAATCACCTACGCAACATCCAACATCAATTCCTACTATTTTACAATTATCATCACATTTTTTTACATATTTCTTTAATCCAACTAATAATTTTTCATGCCCTTTTTCACCATTAAATTCATTATGATTATAAACATAATATTTTGCTAACTGCGAAGTATTCATTTATTATAATATTTATTAAATATACCTTTATATCTTATTATATTTCATGAAGCATATTATTAAATATATATATTATAGAGAAGATATTTATATATATGCCAACTAAACCATTAAAAAGTTGTTCCAACATGAAAGAGAGAAACCCAATAACAAAAAGATGTGTTAGAAAATGCAAAAGTAATCGTGTAAGAGATATTAATACTTTTAAATGTATTAAAGACCCATTAAACCACGTTGTTAATCCTATAACAGAAAGATATGTTAAGAGTACTTATTTAAAAAATATTGAAAAAAAACAACAGCGTATATTGCAAACTATTAGAAAAACCCATAAATCACCTTTGCATAAATCACCATCACTCAAAGGTTCATCGTATAAATCACCATCACTCAAAGTTTCATCGTATAAATCACCATCACTCAAAGTTTCATCGTATAAATCACCATCACTCAAAGTTTCATCGTATAAATCACCAATTTCTAATTCATCATCACGTCTTGCGTATCCTGCAACATCAATCCGTCAATCATTATCATCGCCTAAATTATCATTATCAAAAAGTTCGGATAAAAAAGGCAGTATTAATAGTCCAAACAGCGCTAAAAAACTATCTAGAACTCCATCTTATAAGTCCAGTTCGCGAGTTTTTTCAAATGATGTATTAAAAAATATGAAAGTTAAGAAAATTCAAAGTTTTCTTAGAGATAAACTAAATATAAACAAGAATACTTTAATAAATCGTATAAATCGTTATAATTTACTTAAACCAAAACTATCCTTATTAAAAGATGATGATTGTTTAGAAGTTAAAATTTTTAATGGTAATATGTCAGGATATACTATTAGAAACATTATAAATCTTGAAAAACTAATAGGAAGTAAAAGCAGATATGGTGCAATATATTTAACAAGTATTCCAAATTTATTAGGTATATATCCTATTGCAACAAAAGTAATGAAGTTTGATTCTGATAATGTAAGAGAAGTTGATATTATGACCTTTATAACAAATAAAATAATTTTAAAGAGACTTTCAAGACATTTTCTTATGATTTACAACACTAGCAATTGCACCAAAAAAATACCATTAAAAATAAGATTAATTAGCGTTAATGAACTTGCGGACGGAGACCTTAAAATGCTTGTTACCAAACGTGATGTTTTAGAAGATGACGAATTAATGTTTAATTTATTATTCCAAACATACATATCAGTCGCTACATTTCAAAATCTTGTAAAGTTTGTTCACAATGATACACATTTTGGAAACTTTTTATATCAAAAAAATAATGAAATTGGATATTATCATTATACTTTTAATGGTAATGATTATTACTTAAAGTCTTGTAAATATAATATCATTATTTTTGATTACGGTTTTGCAGAAAGAATTGAAGAGCAAAATATTGCTACTATAAATGATGATTATTTTAAAATAACATATGCATTTATGAATAAAAAAACAGGGTGGGGTAATTATAAAGATTTACCAAAAGATAACACAAATAAGACCATTTTAGACATTTCAACTAAAATATTTGAAATGTCTAAAAAAACATATCAACCTCCTTCGCGTAGGTCCCCTTTACAAAGAACCTTATTTATCGATATAATAGAAAATATATTCTTAAAATATACTCCAAAAGATATGTTTATTACTGAGCGTCCAGCAAATATCCTAAATGAAATACCTTTTAGAATTGAATAAATGAAATAATTCTTATTGTTTAGCATCTAGATAATCAATAATCATTCTATATCTCAGTATTAGTAATTACATCATAATAAAACCCTTTATTTAAAGAATAAGAGCACGATGTCTTAAACTTTCTACCAAATAAACTTTTGCTTCTCAGCAAATACTCTAATTCTTCTTCGCTAATATTTTTATAATTTTTTAATTCTTTTTCAGATGCATATTTATAATTCATATCTTCCCAATTTGCAAATGTTGTTGCCTCGTCAGGTGGTGAAGTATATGATGTTGATATTATTTCTTTAGATAATAAGTCAGAACCATTCTTATTATAAATATAAGATAAATATGATATATAGCATAATTCGTCAGAAGCATAAGTATCTTTGAACCATATTAAATAGTTGCTAGAATTGTCAGCACTTTCAGCACTTTCAGCACTTTCAGCACCTTTTATTAATAATTCGCTATGCGGTCTATTGAGAATACACCATTGTGACGCTTTAGTAATATGTATTTTTGGAATATATTTTAATACAACCTCACAATTTGGTAAACAATCATTAGGGTTTGTAATATGAAAATAAGAATATTTTACATCAAGATTATTATAAATATAATTAAAAGATTTTAGTGGTATACAAGACCCTGATAAAAATATAAAATGCTTATTGCTTTTATCTTTTAATGCCTCTTTAATCAATATATTCTGAGCTTTCACAATAGATATATCTGCATATTTAGTATTTATAGTTTTATTTATATTTAACTTGTAATCATTAAAAAATTCTAACTTATCATCAGTCTTATAATGAATATATATATTATATTTATTTTTGCTTATTCTATTAAAGAACTGAAACCATATATTTTCGTGATTAATTATATCGTATATTAAAAATAGGAATGCAATCTTCTTCATGATGTAAGATGAATGACAAGAATGTTTCTATAAATATATTATTAATTCTTATATTTATATAGTAAAAATAAGTGTTCACGCTGGGACTTGAACCCAGAATCTTCGCTTCATAAGAGCGACGCCCTAACCGATTAGGCCACGCGAACATTTGTAGTGGATATTATCTCATTTCCACTACATACTATATAATAGAGATAATCTTTATATCATTTTATGATTTTCATATTTTGCAACCTTTTTTAATAGGATTAATATGAATTGCATATTCATTAGTATTGATTGATTCAAGTAAATCACTATCTAAACGATTAGAATATGCATTATTATTTTCCGGCATTTTTGTTATACTGCAATTATCAAAAACAGGTGTTGTTTGATATATCTTTCCTATATTACCACTATTTCTAGCTGATATACTATTTTCAAAAGGTTTCTTCGTGCTCATTTCAATTTCTGACGGGTCTGCATTAATATTAACATTACCAGGATTTGGAGTATATCCAGCGCTTATCATAATACCTTCACGTGTCCCATCAATTTCTGCATTTTCTTCTGCGGTTCTATCCATTTGTCTAAATTCACCTCTTGAACCTGCAATCCCATATTCATTAGTATCAGATAAAAATTGCTTGTGAGTATTTTTGAGGTCAATATTAGCACTCAAATAACCTCCGAATAATCCTTCTAATATTCCACCTATAAATCCGTATTCAGATTTACCTTTTATCATCGTTTCTTTTGTTGTTGTTTTCGCTATATCGTCTGGATTATATAATGTAACCTTGTATGTTGTGCCTCCAATATTGCGAATGCTATCTATTTTTGGTAATGTTTGCCGTAGGGTTTTCTTTGCTTCGTCATCATCAAATAATATATATCCTTCTGTCTTATCTCCTTTAATATTTGCTATATTTGTATCATGTATCATAGTTTCTTTAACGGTTGTCTTAGCAATATCATTTAAAGCAGAATATGTTTCCTTATTACCAGCCAAATTTGTTAATTCACTATCGTGTATTGTCGTTTCTTTAACTGTAGTCTTTGCAGTATCATTTAAAGCAGAATATGTTTCCTTATTACCTGACAAATTTGTTAATTCACTATCGTGTATTGTTGTTTCTTTAACAGTAGTCTTCATAATATGGTTATCGGGGTCATATGTTGTAGCTTTGCTTGGGATTTGTATACTTGGATTACCTACAGCACGTTCAGATTCTACAGTATATTCTTTCATAGTAAATTTAAGAACATCCAAAATAGGTGCGGCAATTGCTTTGATTATTGATGAAACATTAGATACTACTGTTCTTGTTTCTGTAATATTACGTTCATTATCATATATCATTATATTACTTTTACCATAATCAGTTTCAGCACCTTGTCCAGGAGAATTAATGCCATATTGAGCAGAACCCTTGTAATCAACATGAAATTCAGGGCGGGCGGTTGGTCTAATATTTTGCGACGGTCTACTTGGTTCTTTTGTGATTGCTCCGGTTGTTTTTAACCACATATCAGGGGTTACTTCATAATTTGTATCAGGGCGATTTTTATTAAAGGGTGTTATGACGCTGCGTTGTTCAGTCCCTTTAGGGGGTCCTTTAATAGGTAATTCAAAATATGATTGCTTCTGATTAATTTTACTTCTTAAATCATCTAAATTACGAGGTTTAGCATAATCTGATGTATCCATTTGATGAAACCCTCCCGTTGGAGCTGAGTCAAATCCTTTATTGATACCAGGACCAACTCTAATTTTTTCTATTGGAAAAAAATTATTAACACGCGATGAATTGTTTATTCTAGACTTTAAAAAATCATCATTATTTTTCATACTACATACATTTCCACCCATGTTCATTTCCGGTTTAAATAAACATGGTGTCTCTTTTTTACTTTGCCAAAATTGATTATTTCCTGTTTTACTATCAAAAACAGAAGACATATTTTCTATATTAGTATTTTGTGTAACATTTTTTTTTAAGAATGGTGTCATATTGTTATGCGAAAAGTCTCCTTTATTAATCCTTTCTCCAGATAAAGAAGACATAAAATTATTATTTTCATTTGCCATATGATCATCTTCAGAATCAATTCTAGCAAACATGTCTGAATAAGCGGGTTTTGCAACTATCCCTGTCTCATATGGTGTTTTTGCCTGTTCATATAATTTATTGCTCCTTTTTTGTTCGTCTTCTTTGACTTTTTCCCAATATTTAGAACTATAAATATTGTTCATCGATGGGATGTCGTTGTCATTTGAATATAAATTCATTATTAACCTCTAATGAATATAGGAAAAAAAATAGTAAATATATTATGTATAAACTATAAATATATAAAGACTTAACTTATAAATATAAGTATAAATGAGCGTAGGTCAGAGTATTACTGATAAATTAACAGATTTACATAGTAAATTAAAATTAAATTACGGTAATTTTAGCGAAGAATATCCAGAACAAGAAATGGCTGTAAATGTATATTAAACCTGATGATATTGTATTAGAACTTGGAGGTAATATTGGAAGAAATTCATGTATCATAGCATCTCTCTTAAATGATAGTAAAAATTTAGTAGTATTTGAAAGTTTTGATACTATTGCACAGCAATTAAAAGAGAACAGAGATTTAAATAATCTTAATTTTCATATTGAAGATTGTGCAATATCTAAATGTGAATTATATCAAAAAGGTTGGGATACAAGACAAATGAATGAATTGTATAATGAAGATTATAATCATTGGACACCTATTAAAACTGCAACATGGGATAATATTAAAAATAAATATAATAATATGATATTTAATACTTTAGTTGCTGACTGCGAAGGTGCCTTATATTATATACTTCGCGAAGAACCTACATTTTTAGAAAACTTTAAAAAAATTATTATAGAGAATGATTTTTTTCATAATTACAGTCATAAACTGGCTGTTGATGAAGAGTTTAAAAAATTTAATTTCAAACGTGTTTATGTTAGAGCAGGAGGCGGAGGTCCCTGTAAAGATTTTTTTTACGAAGTATGGGAAAAACAGAATTAAATACTCTTAATTCTTACATTTTACACTAGGATACATAGTGCCGTATGGGTATCCTGGTGAATATGCTAAATTGTCTTTTGATTTATTTTTCCATTCATCTAAGTTTGTTATTAACTTAGAACTATTATCTTTAGGGAGAAATACAGATTGGTCTTCTGGCATTTCAATAACAGGAACATGATTATCTTTCGCAACCATTCTATAATTTACAGGAACTCTATCAAATGCTTCAATAGCGCGCTCTTGTGGGTCAAAGCATAGCCACTCCCATCTATTAATTCCAGTCTCCTTTAAAGTGCACGGAGGGTTTGATAAGCGTGTATCTTCCCGGGGTATTATGCAAGAACGCGGTTTATCTGCGCCTTTAATATGGCATCCTGTTGATTGATATATGCCTGGTAAATATTCATATGCGTTGCATTTAGTTTTTTTATAATTTAATCCGAGAAGTTCGCTCGAATCATCGACTGCTTTTTTTATACTGCAAGTATTTTGTCCGTAATTTTGATATATTAGCGCGGGGTCATTTGGCACATCTTGAAAGCATTCTTCGCAATCATTATATGGTGTTTCAAGTTGATATAATCCCGGTCCAACAGACCTTTTCAATTGTTCTTTGTAACTACAACTATCATAATTTAACCTAGTATCTATATAATGGTTCATATCTAATAAAATAATATATTATTTTATACATAAATAAATAGATATGCTTATATTATCATTAATTGCAAGTAAATTATATAACGAAGGATTTGATAATTATTACGCAATTAATAATGATGTTGACAAAAATGATGTTGTAAAATATGATATAATTAGTGCTCTTTACCTTCGTATGTTAGGATATAACTCAAATTATTATTATAGATGGGGTATTATTGATAATATATATATTGTATTATTATATATTTTAACATTTTTAATATCTATTTTTGCAGCGTATTTATCATTTACATGCACTTGGAAAGGTATGATTGATAGTATTATTATTAAATTATTATTTGCATTCTGTGCATTTATGCTAGGACCATTCTATCTAGTTTGGTTTTTTCTTGTTAATTACTTAGGTAAATTATGCTAATATCAATAAATATTAATATCAATAAATTGATTAACTGCATTTATTATAATTTATTTTTGGCGGTAAAGGAACCTCTCTATACATTATTGATTGACATGCCGGTAGATGAAGCATCGTTGTATCAATAGGCGGGGTTTTATCATTTTTAATGATTCCGTCATTAGTAGGAACATACATGTTAGTCCCGCACTTAGAAACTATTCGTGTCTGGCCTCTTAATTCACTATCTAAATCAACTAAATTTCCTTGAACGTGTGATACTGCTGTGCCACCGATAAATCCTAGTTGGTGTCTGCATTTGTCTACATGTTCATATCTATAGGGAGAAAGTAGATAACTTAATGTGCTTACGTTCCCTTGTAATTCTTGCTTGTATGAACAAGTATCGTATGTTGTTCTATTAAAACTCATATTATCTTCTATTATATAATATTTTTTTATTATATAGAAACATTTTTATTACGCCCAGCCCAATTGCAATGTTTGTTAAATTCAGCGCGGTGTATATAAGACCGCGTATCTTCCCCTCCATTTGTCCATACAGGAACTATATTATTTGGGTCTTGAATATCTTTCATAAAATCTAATAAAGGGATAAAATTACTCATCTCTTTTTCCATTATTTGTTTTTTGCATTTGAAAGGATTTGTATCTGTCCCTTCAATTAAGTTTAATTCCTCTCCTATGTTTCCTACACCACATCTTAAACTAGGACCAGACGTAAATATTCTATTATTTAATTGTATTTTACAGCGGTCTTGTGTCATAGCATCAGGATTATTGCGAAGCATAGAATCATTATCTATAAGACAGTCATCTGATAATCCATATCCTGGACGTCCGCGTAAATTAGGATGTTCTAAATAACTGTCTGTCATTCTAACATTAGGATTTACACAATCTACAAAATTATTAGGATATAAATTATATTCGGACATTTTATTATTATTTAAATCTTTTGCGGTTCTCCAACAATTATCAGAACATATACTTGTTGAAGCGTCAAACTTATTATTATTCATTATCTATTTGTAAATAATAAATAAAAAAATTATTTATTATCTTTAATAAAATTATTTGTTTTGTTTTTTTGTAATAAATCGTAATTTATATCAAACTTTATAGTATTGTATTCTTGAACATATTCTTTATCAAACTTATGATTCTTATATTCATGTATCTTCCATTCATTATTATTGCTACTTACTCCGATAGTTTCATCTATTTTATTGTCAAACTTGCATATTTTATTAAATGTTTCGTTTAATTCATTAATATTTTTTTCATTATCAATTGCATTATTATTTATTACATTATTTTTATAATGTAATAAATTTTCTTCTCCATTAGCATTTTTTACATAATCTTTGTATTCTAATTCGCGCTTTGAATAATCTTCACTTGTTTCAAAATTATATGTAATAGTTGTAGACTTTTTCATTATAATATAAATATTACATAATATTTATATAATATATAAGATGTGTCTATTTATAAATTATAGCAGATATTAGTATTATTTATTAAATATAGTATATATTAGAATATATGAGTTCGCATTCAAAAAAAATACTTCCTTACCCAATATCTGCTAATGCTAGTATATTATCATCAACCAAACAAAAGGAAGCAGTCAGATTATATTATACAAAAAATTTAGCGATATATTATATTGACTTAATGTATGATTTTATTGATACGTTAATTAATTGTAGTATAGGTATATTAACTGCAATGGATATTTATATGGGTTATATTAAAAGTCCAGTTCTTTTTAATAGTACTATATTATCTAAATTAATTAATTTAAATAATAAAATAGTGAAAGAGCGATATGTATATGTCGAAAAATATTATAAGATTATTGATGTTAATGCTGAGAAAGAAGTATTCACTATAAATTTTTTAGAAAGAAAAAGAAAATTGTCTAATTTTATGGAAAATGGTAGTTATTATAAAGAATTACAAAATATAATGGTAAAAAGAGACGAGGTAAAAAAACAATTTACCGTTATTTCAGGTATTCTTAATAATGTACAATTTAATGATGATATTAAAGAGCAGAAAATACATGAATATATAAATAAAAAAAATAAAGGTTTCGCAAATGATATTGATTCACGACTCAAATTTATACCATTAGAAAGTATTGAACAAAAATTAATATCTATAGAAAAAATCATAGTTACATTAGAAAAGTGTTTTAGTGACAATTGGTCTGAAAATGGTAAAAAATCATTTGATGAATATAAAAAATATATAATAGAGAAAAAAGAAACTGAGGAAGGAAAGCGTAAAAGTAAACGTAATAAAAAAATTATTAAAGGTGGCGTATTTGGGAATTTTTTTTCAAGATTTACATCAAAAAAAGTCGGTATAGTTCCAGTTAATTATATTGCAATTGTAAATAAATATAAAAATGTTCAAAACATAAAATTAAAAAATTTATATGATTTTATTGAAGAAATTGTATTTTATTCATTATATCATATAAATATAGCTCACGTAGAATACAAATATTTAAATAGTCCGGATAGTCGCTATCTAATAAAAGAAAATGGGGTTTCCAAGATAATAAAATTAAATAATACAGAGCGAGATTATTTATATATGTCAAATTCACAATTACAACATAATATTAACCATAATTTTAAAATACTTAAAGGAAGATATACTGAACACGAAAACAAAATATCTATGTCTTTCCCAGATGAACTTGTTGAGCAAATAGCGATTGTCTAACATAAACTATCATTTGTTGTAAAATTATTCAATACTTTTAATTGCTTATTAGTATACTGTTGAAAGCAGTTCTTTCTCAAAGGCAACTTATTTTCTAGAAATAGGTTATCTTCGTGAACCCAATCATTTAATTCGCGTCTATCAACAATACAAGACTGACCACCACCGCATGGGCACCTACATTTTTCAGATTGCATTATTATTTTGTTTATAATGTTATATAACAACAATAATAATCTATCAATTTTTATTTTTATATATTAGAGATATGAAACCTAATAAATTAAAGGATACTTCTAATATAATGAAGTTTCCTATGCGATATTTACCAAAAATGTTAGATAATAATGATAAAAAAAAACAGGTTAAAATGCTAGTAAAATCACAGCAATTATATAAAAAAGGTATATATTATACGAGAGAAAAGGTAGCATCTTTTAAGAACAAGAAATCAAATCATATAGCAAATGCGCGTAAAATATACAAAATTGAAAATATATCACCGACAAAAGAACTAGCAGTAAAAACAGGGTGCAAATTAGATGTTCTTAAAAAAATTGTTAGGAAGGGAGAGGGTGCATACTTTTCTTCAGGGTCCAGACCAAATCAAACAGCACAATCATGGGGTTTAGCAAGATTGGCGAGTGCTTTAACATCGGGGAAAGCCGCATCAGTCGATTATAATATTATAAGGGATGGTTGCGATCATAAAAAGAAGGCATTTATATTAGCAAATAAATCAAAGAAAAAATATAAATTAGGGCATGGGAAAACCAAGAAAATTACAGTTAATAAACCGATGTTAAGAAAGTAACATACGATATATTCTCATTACAAATGCGATGACCTCCTTATATCATTATATTTAGTATCGTAACATTTAAGATTATTTTCTTTGCACGAAGGTCCTTTATTATATAACCAATCACCTAATTTTTCCCTTTTATTAGGTATTGTAGTTGAAGGCATAGTATAAAATTGTCGTGGTAATAGCGTTTTATTATATAGGTCATCAGTATCACGAAATACATTTTCACTAAAATACTTATCAATATTCTTACTTATTTTAGAGTTTTCAATCGAACATGCAGAAAACATATTATTATCTCCATCATATTTACCATTCAATATATTAAGGTTCATAAATGGGTTTTCTTTTGTAGGTTTAATACATTTTTTATTATTAATAATATCAAGATTATTATCATTTAAATATTTTTCAATTTGTCTATTTTTTTCATATTGGTAATTATAAATAATTATTGATATTATCATAATTATCAATACAAATAAAATATATTTAGAATCATTAAAAACCAATGTAAAAATAATTCCTAAAAATAGCAAACCTCTTATTATAGAATTTAATTTTTCTTCAAAAGTCATATTAATATCCGGAATTAATACCGGCATCGTTAATATATTTAAATTATCTAACCAAAACATTATTTTTGTTCTTATTCTAATATCTATATTATTTTAAATTAATCACTCTCTTTTCTTTTTGCAAGTTTTGATTTTAATTTATTGACAGTTGCCATTTTTTTAAGGGCTGATTTATTAATAGTTTGCCTAGAACCACCCTTTTGATTATTCATATTCCCCATCATATTTTTGAACATATCCATACCCTCTTTATTATTCATCATTGTTGACATCATATTCATCATAGATGCCATATCCGGTTCATTTGATTTTTGTCCTTCTTGTCCTTCTGATTTTTTAGCACCCCCTTGACTATTCTGATTTCCAAATAATCCAGGCATAGTTGATGCAAACTTAATAGCATCTTGAAGAAGGTTCTCTTGCTTTAATTCGCCAGTCGAAATTTTATTTGCCATCTTTCTACTAACATTAGAAATCAGTTCACTAAACCCACTATCAGGGTCTCCAATTGCTTTTAGAATATCACCATTTTCACCAATCGATTTTTGCAATTTTTCAACATCAACGTCTTCTAATATTTCCTTTGCAAGTTTACCTAACATAGTATCCTCCATATGCGACATATCTATTCCTCCAGTTTCTTTATTTTTCTTTGTTTTAAAATCATTTAATCTAGTAATTACCTTTCTATGTAATTCATTAGAAATTGAATCTAAATCAACATCTTTCTTGGCGTCTTGTAGAACAGATAAATATATTTTAACATTATCGTCACTTAATTCATTCATAAATAAATAAAATACAGAGAAAAAATGATGACACATGAAATCATCATTTAGTAGTTTACGAATAGAAGTTACTGAAATATTTTTATATATGCAAACATCCTTTACATCATCCGATATAAACCACTCATTTGAATCACTAATATTTTCTATGTCAGTATAAGAACTCCAAAAAATATCTGGTATATTTTTTACATGTAGAATATACTCATCAGATGATTTATCAAGAGTAATGTAATTATCTTTAATAGTTTTAATTATTCCCTTTCCAAAAGCATAATTATCCCCCTTTTCATCTTCTCTCATACCTTTAGCAGACGTCTTGCTTCGTTTTATTAAATCAATATAATATTGATTAAATATAAATTGATTTGACATTTAATAACCCTTATAAAATATATTATGATAATTCCTTATATATATTTAATTCGAATATTTACAGTAATAAGAATATTTAAAACTTTTGAGCATCCCGTATTTTTTGTAATTCTTCTATTGACTGCATTTTCTTATCGCTTTTCATAGACGTTTCGTCTTTATTACTATTAGTAGGGATTCCATCGCTAATATTATTATCATTTGTAATAAAATCCCATTTGTAGTTTTTATCATTTGATTCCTTTGATTCATCTTCAATAATAGAAAAATTGTCAGAGAATGAACTTGAATTTAATGTGAATGCCAAAGGTTCTCCATCAATTGCGTTTGCATTAGCAACCGGTATAATATTATCCCCATTTACCCCTCTACTATCAACACCTGCATTTTCAGAAAGTGTCTTATCATTTCTTGTGCTTTGTGTGCTACATAAAATACCTCTTCCTGGCAATAATAAATAATCAAATACTTCCTTCCCAAATAATAACTCTTTGCTAGGTAATATCATAAATGCAGGAACAGAATGTATTTTACTTTCAATATACATATTTGTATTACGCAAATCATCTATAGGAACAAGTTTAATCAGTTTTTCCTTATCATATCTTTTAATATGTTCCAGTAACATTTTACAATGATTGCAAAAAATACTATAAAATAATATCATTATACATATAATTATAAAAATAAATTTCCTTTATATACTAAATATATGTATTATTCAAATTATCATTCAACCTTTTCAAATATGCACCAACGGTTGAAAGAACTGAAACGTTTTAAGTCGTTATTTTCATCTTTATCAAGTTCTATAATAGATTTATATAGATTCTCTTTGGTGTCTTTTAACTCTTCTAATTTATTTTTAAAACTATTGAATGTTTCTGAAAACAATTCACTTTCTTTGATTTTAAGACCATAATCTTTACATTTTTCTATTAAAAACTTAAATGAGACAACATATTCTGGGATTAATTTACTTGTAGTTTCAATAAAAACATTAATTTTTTTATTATAGGGAGACACATCGTTTTTATCATAACATCTTATTATAGCCCATATAGGTTCTCCTCTATCTTCCTTCCTCTTTGATAACTTTTTGAAACCTTCTATTTTATCACCTCCATTATTTTCAATATCACCTTCAATTTTTTCACCATCCATAAAAGTGCAGAAAAATACTCCTCCATTATTTAATAATTGGCTAACATTTAATAAAAACCCGTCTAACATTTCCTCGTTTTTAAAGAAATAGTGAATTCCAAACATACATGAACATACATCAAACCCGTTTATTCCTCTCCCTATAATTTTATTAAATTGTGTTTCATTCTTTTTATTTCCTTTGCTAAAAACCATTTTTAATACATCGTAACTTTCCTTATCATCTTGAGAAGGGTTATCACTTATAGCACATTCTCCGGTTTTTATTGATTTACAACAATCACCTACCGCAAATACCATATCAGGAAATAGCATATTATTATTGTTATTTTTCATATTTATGAAAAAGCGCTTTCTATCTCTTAATAATCGCGCATATGCTCCATGATTAGGACTATAAATATTATTTTTAACTAAATCAACCCCTAAAACAAACCTATATTCGTTTTTAATCCACCTATTAAGGTCCCCTCCTTGCCCGCATGCTAATTCTACGATAGACATCTTTTTTACAGGTTTAGAATAAAGCATGTCTTTTATTCCATGGTTATGAAATACTAACATTTGATGAGATAATCTTGCTTCATTCTGCATAGTTCTAGAATAATAAATATCATCTGAACTTAATTCAGCAATATCCATATTATTAATAATACGCTCATTTCCTACAATATTATTTTGAGATATTGGGTTATGTATTGACCTCCATATATTATTTGCAACGCTAAAATCATTTAATGTTTTTGATAAAACTCCTTGTCTGTATATACGAGTTTTATCTTCTCGAACTCTCATCGGTTTCCATCGTAATGATGGGTTCGGTTCAGTTATATCATAGTTAAACTCGACAATAATTTCATCTTCTATCTTATCTCCATTATCGCATCTAATCTCTTTATTTGGTAGTAATTTAATTAATGATTTTTCTATACCTTTTTCATAATAATATTCTGGCATAAACAACCTACATACATACTTTTCTCTTTCTTTAATTATGTTTTTAAATTGATAAAACTTATAAATATAATTAAATACATCTTTCATAGTATAGTTTTCTATCTGTGATGCATTATAACCAACATATAACTTAAATTCTGCATATTTAACAGTATCAATAGTAACAATATCCCCTTTCTTCACTAAAAAATCTATACTATTCTGTTCGGGTGGTTTCCATTTTAAAACTTTGTTCCACCCAAGTTTATCAGTTATCGGTTCTGGTTTATTTGCATAATTAGAGAATACAGCAAGTTTTGATGGAGTAAATATTAGACCATCTATTTCATATTGATATGCTATAGATGTTAGTATTTTTTTACAATCATCTAATATATCATCAGAATATAGGTGCTCTTTAACAATATAATCAATTGCGTGATCATTTTTTCTTCTCGCTAATATTTTCTCGGTTTTTAATAAATAATTGTATCTACTTTCTGTACTTCCGGACGACCCTTTATCACTATTCGCAATTAATGGTAGTTGCGTTATTTTAGTTCCATTATAATAATACATGTCAAATGAAGCAAATAGACCAACCGATGCATTATCCCGGCGCTTATTACAAGTTATATATTCACCATCAATAAGTGAATTATATAATTCACTAGGACTTTTAAGACCTGTATCAATAACTTGGTGTGTATTATTAATTAAATAAACTCCCCCAGTGCCATTTATATACATTAGCAGTCTCTCTCCATCTGCTTTTTCGGTTACTGTATATTCAGATAAAATAGTTGTAATACCATATCCATTCTCATAATCACTCGGATTTAACATATTCATTCGCTCGAGTGTAAAAGGTTTAGGGGTCAATAAAGGTGGTTTTTTATCATCAAATCGTCTAGTAAAAATATCATTCTTAACAAGATTTCCATAATCCATTATAACCGCTGTTTGTTGACCTTTTGAGATTATAAAACTATTTAAATACAAGGCTTGCTCCATTTTAATAATTGATGGTATTATATTATCTTTATCAGTATTTGTTATATCTATATAAAACTCATATTGTTGCGTTTTATTAATTATTTTAGATTTATTTAGCGCCATATGATAATCTTTATCAGTCGCTTCATAATAATCACGGTCAGGAGATTTACTAATATTTACAATATATTTAACGTTTGTATTACTATCGGTATAAGTAATACATTTATTAATTTTGAAATATTTTTGCATATTATCCCAGTTTATTACAGGGTCCTTGTCAGTTTCTATTTTAGATTTCTTAATGTTTAAAAATATCAAATTAGAGTCAAATAGTGTATTAACATTATCCTTAGATACTATGCTATGTTTATACCAACTAATATAATTTTCATTATATTTGTAAGCATTATTGTTACAATAATATAATATTTTCTTAGCATTTTTAATAGTTAATAAGTAATCGTTTGAATATACATGTAAAGTTTGAGGTTCTTCTTCTTTAATATAACCCTCGCTTGTCATTATGTTTACAAAGTTATAATAATTATCTTCAGACCATATGTCAGAATTACCAATATCTACTTTAATAATATTTTCAATATTTTCATCTGTATTCAAGGATATATTATCTATAATTTTGAAGATAGCATCATCTTTTGATATTTCCATATTATCTATATTATCTAATAAATAAAGATATTATAGATTTATATATCATTTTTTATATAAATAAAAAAAATGATATATTCATATAGATAAATTACATTTTATTGAAATGTCAAAAATGTTCATGCCTATCAAATTTAATACTACAATTATATTAACACCTAATGAATTAAATAAAACTTTTGAAAATACTATTTTGACAAAAATTAAATCAACTCTTGAGAACAGTTGCAGTAAGCATGGATATATTAAAAGAGATAGTATTAAAATAATAAAAAGATCTCCAGGATATATTAAGGAATCTCATTTTAATGGTAATATCGCGTATGATTTAAATTGTATCGCTGAAATTTGTAATCCCGCACAAGATTCTATTGTTAAATGTATTGTTAAAGCAAAAAATAATCTTGGATTACTCGCTATCGGTAAATATGAAGATATGGCTATTTTAGAAGTAATAATCCCTAAAATAACTTCTGGAATACTTTCAGATGTTAATATTGACAATATCAATATAGGTGATGAAATAAATGTAATTGTATGTGGTAAAAAATTTACCTTATATGATAAGATGATATCTATTATTGGTAGAATTATTAAAGATAAAAATAATGACGATATTAATGTTATTGAAGAGGATGAGGATGATAGTCCATCAATTGATGAAGAAGAAGATGAACAATTATCATATGTTGACGATGAATTAATTGACGATGACCTATATGATGACGAAGAAGAAGATGATGAAACTGATAATGTAAGAAAAATTATAATTGATGTTGATGATGATAATGTAAAAAGCAAGGGAGGCGAGTTTAATTTATTTGAAGAAGAAGAAGAAGAAGACGAAGAAGAATTAGATGTTGAATTAGAAGATGACGCAGAAGATGACTTATATGAGGATTTTGAAGAAGATGACGGACAATATTTAAGCGATGGTTATGATTAATTATGATTAATTATGATTAATTATGATTAATTATGATTAATTATGATTAATTATGATTAATTATGATTAATTATGATTAATTATGATTATTTTATATATAAAAAAATAACCTATTATTCTTTATATTTATAATGAATAAAATTGACTTATGTAAAACAATACAAACTAATGTTTCAAAATTAACAGATAATGAAAATTTAGAATTATTTAAAATAATATTAGATGCAAATGCGAATTATACTAAAAATAATAATGGTGTGTTTTTAAATCTTAATTGGATAGAAGAAGACTTACTTACTAAAATAAATAATTATATTATTTTTTGTATTGAATCTCAGAATGAAATTTCAAAATACGAATTAATGAAAACATTACTTAATGACAGCATAAATACAAAGGAAAATAATGGAGAAATAGAAAATATTTTAAATGCAGATATTGATAATATAGATTTAAAGACAACATCACAATCACTTAATGACGGGGTAATCAATACTGGCACCCAAAAACAAAAGTTTTCATCAAGTATGAAATTTTATTTATTGAAAAAGAAATTTATGAAGCAAAATAATATTTGCAATATTTGCTTAGAGAATGAATTAACATATGAGGATTATTTAATTACATAAAAAAATGACATATATATATTACTAATTAAATATATAAAATGATTGATGTGTTATATAATAAATTAACCTCAACTAATGATGCTTCAGTAATTGAATGGAAAGATATTAATACATGCATTTACAATAAACATTCACAAAATTTAAGTATAAAAGAAAAAAAAAAGCAATAAATGCTATTGAATAA